AGTTTCTACAAAGCAATGCTTTTGTCAGAGGCTTAATGGGTCCTGTAGGTTCGGGGAAGTCCTACGCGTGTGCTGCTGAAATCATGATGCGAGCCGTTAGACAGAAGCCATCCCCGATTGATGGCATTCGTTATACCCGATTTGTTATTGTCAGGAACTCATACCCAGAACTTAAGACGACAACCATTAAGACATGGCAAGAGTTATTTCCTGAAAACACTTTTGGTCCGATGTTATATACACCTCCTATCACTCATCACATCCGCCTACCCTCCCGAGGCGATGCCGCAGGCATAGATTGTGAAGTGATCTTCTTAGCATTGGACCAACCTAAAGACGTACGTAAACTATTATCACTTGAACTTACAGGAGCATGGGTCAATGAAGCACGAGAACTTCCAAAAGCTGTTATTGATGGTCTTACTCATCGGGTTGGTCGCTATCCTACACAGCGGGATGGTGGACCGACTTGGCATGGAGTTTGGATGGATACTAACCCAATGGATGACGACCATTGGTGGTTCCGCTTAAGTCAAAAAGAACCGATCACAGGTAAGTATGGATGGGACTTCTTTCAACAACCCGGTGGAGTCGTAGAAGTATCCCCTGAAGATTTACCTGACCTTCCAGAAGCAAACGATCACATCTTTGCGGGTGGTCGTTGGTGGAAGATAAATCCTAAAGCAGAAAATGTACGTAACTTACCGGGTGGGTATTATAATCAAATGTTAGGCGGTAAAAACTTAGATTGGATTAGATGTTATGCTGAAGGTAAATTTACATACGTCCAAGAAGGACGACCCGTATGGCCAGAATATGATGACCAGTTAATGAGTTCATCAGAAGTGGAATACGATCCAACGTTACCATTGCACATAGGATTAGACTTCGGTTTAACACCAGCAGCCGCAATCGGGCAACGATTAGCTAATGGCCGTTGGATTATTCTACATGAGATTGTCACAGAAGATATGGGTTTAGAAAGATTTGGTCAACAGTTGTTAGCTGAGATCAATGCACGTTATCCAAAAGCACAAGTGATGGTGTGGGGAGATCCAGCCGGTATGCAACGTGATGCGATCTATGAAGTGACTGCATTTGATTACTTACGCACTTTAGGCTTACGCGCACAACCAACAGCATCAAACAACTTTAAAGTGAGACGTGAAGGTGCAGCAGCTCCGATGCAAAGATTGATTAATGGTAAACCAGGACTGATGGTGCATACATCTTGTAAGCGTATTCGTAAGTCTTTATCAGGGGGTTATCATTTTAAACGAGTGGCTGTTGGAGCTGGACAGGAACGATTCAAAGATAGTCCAAATAAAAACGAACACTCACACATTGGTGACGCATTTGGTTATTTGCTTTTAGGTGGTGGAGAACATAAGCGAATGACCAAGTCAGCGTTATCACAGAACACACTAATATCACAAACAGTCGTTAATACAGATTTCGATGTCTTTCATCAGTAGGGATGTGCTGAATCAATACATGCCTAAAGTGAAGAACGGTGGGTATGTGCCATTCAATCCTCTACATTTAAAAACATTTAAGGGATTAGATGATTATGGGATTGCGCAAGTACCGCCTGAAGTTCGAGAACAACGTATCATACATCAGTCTCAGGCTGGTCCTAGCATTACTGCTTACATTGAAGATCGCCCTGTTGCTATCTTTGGTTGTGTTATCATTTGGCGTGGAGTGGGTGAAGCGTGGTCTCTCTTTTCTGAGGAAGCTAGACGATATCCAATAGCTATGACAAAAGGTGCGCATGCATTCTTTGATATCTGTGAGATATTATTCACTTTACATCGGTTACAAATTACGGTAAGATTTGAGGATAAAAGGGCTATGTCATGGGCAAGCTGTCTAGGTTTTGAGAAAGAGGGCTTGCTCAGACAATATAGCGTCGATAAAAAAGATTATTACATGATGAGGAGAACCTAATGGGTGGTGCATTCGGTGGCGGTAAGCCAGATACATCGGCAGCTGAAGAGTCATTAAGATTACAGCGTGAAGAAACAAAACGTGCAAGAGAACAAGCACAAATGGAGAAACGAGATCTACAAGAAGAAATGGCTGCTAAACGTAAAGCAAGAATGCGTGGTGGTAAGCGTACATTGCTTTCTGGTGGTCGATTCAGCCCAGAGGTTGGTGTTGAAGAAGAAGATACATTAGGTACAGGTGCTTAATGGCAGCCCTTGATTTTGGTATGGCATTAGCTAGAGGTATGTTGCCGACATCAGAAAAAGCTCAAAAAGATTTAGCTAATCTTGCTGGCGGTCGTAACATCTTTAAATCTGAAGACTGGTGGAATACACAAGTTGATAAACAAATCTCAGAAGGTTATCGTACTGTAGAGCGACAAGATAAAGAGTTCTTGATGCCATCAGGTGAATATCAGCCAGGCAAAAGACAAGTTAGCACATCGTATGGCAGAACTATTATGGGGCAGTTCTCTCCAGTAACAGGTCAATTTGGTATGCCATATCAACCATCTTATCACCCAATCTTTGGTTATGGTGGTGGTATACAAGCCAGAACATCAGTCAGTTATAAAGCACCAGAAGGTGCAGTATTTACTATAGATCCACGCACGAGAGAAAAACAATACACATCAAGAGACTTTGATGTGTTTGGATCTAATCGTGAAGATTATACTGCTGGAGAATTATCTGATATTGAATCAGCAGCTAAACGTGGAGCATCAAGAGTTAAGTCAGAGTCAGAAGCAACGAAAGCATCACAACGTCGACTACGTCGTGGCACAGGAGGTCTTGTTGGTAAGGCAATAGCAGTGGGTGATAAACCAGCAACTGGATTACCAGAATTAGGAACAACAGGTTTAGGAATGACTGCGGGTTTATTTGGAGCTGACATTAAATTATGATTGAATGGTATGAAATATCTTTTCCTCCTATTAATCTTTATAACGCACATAGGATTAGCAATGGATCTTAAACGAGCTAAAAATGTTATCTTAAATGATAAAGATTATCAGTTTGCCACTCAATATTTAGGCAACAAGAAGAGTACACCAGAGCAGATTGTTAATAAAGTATTATTACCTATTGCTTACCATGAATCTAAGTTAGATCCAACAGCTGTACAAAAAGGTGGTGGACCTGGTCGTGGTATGTATCAGTTTGAAGGGCCAAGTTTGCGTACTGCATTACGTCGATCATTTAATAAAATACTGAGTGATAAGGGTATGGAGATGACGAATGACCCTGTTAAGTTAAAAAAAGCTGGGGTTCCAGCCTATATGATTAAAGCTTATAATGATCCAGATGCTTCTAAATTATCACCGGGTCAGCAATCAGCTATATTGTTATTTGATTACTTACAAAAACCTAATGCTAATATTGATGAAGTGACACAAGGTAATCAAACAATTAATTCATTTTGGTATAACAGTCATTGGTCTGGATCACAAGGTTCTGACTTCATCACAAAGATGAAACGCAAAGCAAGCTTTTCTGCTCATTATGATGAGTTTATGAAAATGGATAACAAAGAAGATAGAGTACAAAACATTAAACAACCACCTAAAAAAGGTAACTTAGGAGGAATCTTAGATGCAAGATAAGATGCAAAAGAAAGTTCGTAAAGTCATGAAAGAATACAAAGCTGGCAAACTAAAGTCAGGATCAGGTGCGACTGTGAAGAGTAAAGATCAAGCAGTTGCGATTGCAATGTCAGAAGCTCGTAAGGGGAAAAAGTAATGGCAAGTAAAGGTTTATATTACAATATGAATAAGCGTAAAAAAGAAGGCACAAGTCGATCTAAAGAAGATTCTACTATATCACCTAAAGCTTACAAAAATATGTTAGCTGGATTTCCGAAGAAGAAAAAGTAATGTGGTCATATCACTTTTACTGGGGATTTAATTTAGGCTTTGAAATTTATGAAGGCGAAGTTGATGGTGCGCCTGTTGATTACTTCTTAGTGAACCTTGGTCCATTACGTATTCAGAAAGCGGAGTGGGCATAGTGGAACAATATAGAGGTGCGTATCCTACTAGAAGTATTGAGCATGTTCGATTAATTGAAGGCCATGCATTTAGTGCTGGCTTAGTTGCAGATTATAATAATAAAGTAGCAGATGGAGCAAGCATTGATATTGTGATTGCTTTTCCTTCTGGAGTAAATCCTGTATTTAGTATTAATGGGTTATCTACCGGTAATGCAGTCGGTTACTTATATGAAGGTGCGAGTGCTACAGGTGGTACATCACTACCTATTATTAACAGAAATAGAGCAAGTACAATTCCGAGTCAAGGTGTAGCTTTAGCTAGCCCAACAGTCTCTAGCACAGGTACATTAATATTGAAAGAAATACTCACAGGTGGGGTTGGTAAAAAAGGTGGTGGTGGTGAAGTGGGTGGTAATAACATTATCCTCAAAGGATTGACTAATTACCTTTTTAGACTAACCAATGCAGATGGGAACAACAATCCACATGCAATGGAAATAATAATAAGCTGGACTGAATAATGGTAAAGAAAGCTTTAAGTGCTTGGGGTTTTGGTAGTAAGGAAGCAGCACGTTCATTTGCTGCAAAACATAAAAAGGGATAAGTATGGCTGAAATGATGAGATTAAATGCAGAAGATGTCTTAAAGAGACATGATAAAGCATTAATTAAAAAAGAAGACTTTAGGAACTTGTATGAAGAAGCATACGAGTTTGCACTACCACAACGTAATC